TGAAAGTCCCCCATTCATAAATTTAACTATACCATTAACTGTATCACCAGTGCCAAATGCTACTCTCTTATGACCATATACAGTTGTCCATGCGGCACGACCGTTAGCAGTAACTATAACTAATTCTGAACCATCTGTAGTTTTAGCTGTTTCAATCGTTATTGGTTCCCAATCCATAGGAACAATAAAGGGTGTTCCCTGTCCTGGTGGATCTTCTAATTGGTCCCCACCTTTATAAAGTTTGGTATAACCCAAAGACATAACACCACCAACCATACCACCAGCTTCAATTTCAACATAGTGTCCAGTCCAACCATCCCAGTCTATATAAATTCTCGCAGTATCCCCTATAGTATCAAAGTGAATATACATTGAAAAACTATGATATCCAAAATCTGTATATTCACTACAATTAAATTCTGATTGGTCAATTTTACTTTCTATAAGTGCATTTGCATCCCCTGTACATGCCGCTAACATACTACTATTAAACGGATAACCCACACCCTCTATATCCCATGTTCCTGATTCTATTTCCCACTCACATCCCAACTCTGCAACATCTGTTCCAACATCAGCAACCCAAGGCCTCACAAAATTACAATCGAATGGAGCAGGAGGAACTAGACCAGGACCATAACATGTTTCTAAAGTTGGATCATAATTATGTTTGAAATACTTAAATTCAGTAAACTTAATTGTACCATCAACTTGGCTTCCTGTTCCAACCCCAACCTTCAATCCAGATACAACACCAACATCAGCTTGTAGTTTTACATTATTTGGTAATGCACCACTAGATATTGTTGCCCATAATACTTCAGCAGTAGCACTATAACCTGCCCAAAAGTAAACTGTATCTGTTGGTATGTACTCCGCTATATTCTTTATAAAATCACCATCTTGAAACAAACTCAAAGAAATACAAGTGCCAGAAGATGTTGGGAATGTTAATTCAGCTGCTAAAGTATCGCACAAAATAATACGAACTTTATCCCCATCTACTTCTGTCCCTCGTGTTATGATAGCTAAAACTACATGTTCAGCAATTGAATCAGGATGCTCTATTTCAAATCGAATATAGGCATTTGCATCTTGGGTCGAAACAATGCCAATTGTCCCGTCCCCAAGATCCCATGACCCTGATTCGACGCTCCAATTAGCCCCAAGTGTGACAGGAGCACCCCGTAGAAAGTCATCCGACCCAATCAGGCACGTCGTGCCCCCACAACCCTGACAAGGGAACCCGCCCATTTGGTAATCCGATATGTGAGTTTATTAAGAAGGTGGTGCCTGTATTGGACATTCTACTTGAATTAATTCATAATGTCCAGTGTATTCATTATACACAAAAAAACATCGAGCACCCATATCAAATGGGAAAGCGAATTTATTCGTAACTACTAATTGAGTCAAAGATGTTCCCACTCCATCCATAGGCTCTAATGATTCTGCATAAAAAATTCCTGTACTTCCAACAGCAAAATCAGTAGAAGTTAATCCCATGTAATGAGTAGCAACTTTAGAATCTGATAGAAGTAGTTCATAACTTGAAGAATGCATACTCCATTTAATAAGGCAGTATCCATTATTTTTTACCCCAAGTTTGAACTTATTATTAGCAGTTAGTTCTAATAATGTAGTAGCTATTCCATCCAAAGCTTCTAAATTATCAATGGTAACTTGTGAGCTATCTGAAGAATTATTCGCAGTGGCCAACCCCATGTAGGTCATTGCAGATAAGATAGATGTAATAAAAAACTCACTACTTCCCCAAGCTAAACCTATAGTACCTACAGGCAAACTCTTGAAAGCAGAAGTATCATCAACTAATGGTTCGTAGTATCCCTGATTAACATTATAATTATTAACAGTAGATCCTACTTCATCTCCTAAAAAATATAAATCTGATACTACTGTATTGGGAGCACCTGCTACCACAGTAGCAAGAGTTTTGAATCTTATAGGAGAATTAGTAAAAATCTTCTTTGTATCATAACCTAAATTATCAAAAGCCCTTTTCATTCGATGCTGTTCAACAACATCTTTTAGGGCTTTTGCTTCATCCTGATTAATTAAAAATTTTGCCATTACTTACCTACGATATATTTTTCAACTTTAACATTAGCCGTATTAGCCATAATCTGAATTGTCTTACCAGGGTTTACTCTTACAAACGTAAACTCTTGTGCGTCTAATTTGAATTCCCCAAGCGTAGATCCAAACGTACAATAATTGTTCGTATCAAGATTATGTAAGACCATACAACCAATATCGGAACTAGCCATATCTCCAATAGTCAATGCCGCATAAGCAGTAGTTGCAATCTGAATGCCGCCTGCCATAGCTTGAAACGCAAGTGTGTCTGTAAAATTATAGAATTTATTTTCATTAAATCCTGTACTCTGCACACTCAAACTTAACGAAACAGAAATTTGATCTGCCATTATTTACTCCTAAGTAATCATCGGAATCATTAGAGGATTAAAATTACATTCATCTAGAATTCTAAACCTCTTAAAGTTTTGCACAAAGTCAGTTGACCTATCCCCATCTGCTTTTAGTAAACCAAGAGCAGGAGCATTTTTAATCATGAAAGGTTGTTTATTTTTTGGTACAGCAGCAAACCCACCTTTGAAATAGTAAGAGCCGATATCCAATAAAAACAAATCCCAAGTTCGTCTATTAAAATGAAAGACATAAGTTACTCGCCAATATTTTTGCATAGTAGTAGAGGTAAGTAACTTTAATTGCATATCACCAGAAATACTTGCTATCTTAACAGTCCTTGGCCACCAACCAAACCAATTATTAGAATTTACAGAATTAACATAATAGAGCATTATTCGATGATTAAAAGAAGGCTCATTTCGTGTAAATGTTAAAGTAGGTATCATCCTATCTATTTCAGCAGGAGGACAAAAAGGCTCATAAGCTGAATTTAATATACCTGTAGAATTCAAAAGTACCACATTCGTAGGATCTTGATCGGGGTATCTCTCACTCCAAGTGCTCTGACCCGTTACAGTTTCTCGTATATTTGTTCCACCCCAAGAGTAATCAGATGGTTCAAATGTAGGATCTTTATTTGAATCAGAACTTGCCTTAGATGTATACTCGCAAACAACTTCCCAATACAAAAGAGCAATTTGGTTATACTGTATGCTGTTACATAAAGCTAATACATTTACTGTATATTCTGTTGCGTATGGTATTCCTAAATATGGAAGACCAAAAGCTCTAGATACAATAATAGCATCATCTTTAATATTATTTACGGCAACTAGAAACACACGTTTATAATAATATTCTTCATTATCTCTACGAGCTTCTCGTAAGTTTGCCTTCTCTTTTGCAATGCCAACTACAGCCATAATATACTCATTTTATTAAGTAGGTTTTAATCTAAACCCATTATCATCTAAAATAATTTTTGCTCTTTTACGAGCATTATTCCCAATGATTACTTTAACATTTGAAAGATCCATATCTTTAATTTTTTCCGCTAAAGCTAATAATCCTGAATCAGCTTGAAACCCCGCTACATAGCCCCTTGCTGCTTGCGAATCTGGATCTGTTTTACGGATAATACCTATCTGAAAATTAAGAGGACCATAACCATTTCTTTCAAAATAATCATTAGCAGCATTCAGTTTGCTAGCAGGAATAATAATAACAAGAGAAGTATGATTAAAGCTCATATTAATGTAATTCCATATTTCGCAGCTAATTCTACTCTAACAGCATTAGCATTGGCAGATGATAAAGCAGCATCCCAATAAATAACTTCTGCAATTCTACCTGCAAAGTATTTAGATACTGCATTCGTTTTTAAGGCACCTAAAGTTGCATTATCCGCTCCAGTTACATCTCCTGCCCAATCCCCATTATTAGCTCCTGATGTAGCAGTAATAGTCTGTACTTTTTGATTAACCCTCATTGCAATTAAAGAACTATTACTAGACCACTCATAAAGTTTATAGGATGTTCCTGCAACAGAATTACCATCTAATGTATCGACAACGCCAGCATTGTTTTGATTGTAACTAATTAATGAAGTAGAATTAAACCCCAATTCAAAAAACCTATCTGCACTAGCTTCATCACCTTGACCAAAAAGTGTTACTAATTTTGCATCATCCTGAGAACTAACAATCATGCAATGTCCAGCAGCTCCAGACCCTATCGCATCTATAAATTCTAAAAAATCATCAGTCCCATCAAAATCTATTGCAGGTTGCCCATTAACAGCACCACGAATATAAATCGGCCGTAATGATGTAGTTATCTGATTTGCTTGATATCTACTTCCCTCACGAGATTCCCAAGTGCAAATCGGGTCCCCATCGGATGGTTCTCCATATTGAGGACCGTCATTAAATTTCCAATGGTCTATCGGTGCAGTCGCAGGATTACCACCTGCGGCAAGTATTGCAATATCTGCATCCGACAAAGGCGAGTTGTAGTATCGAATGTCGTCCATCTTCCCTTGAACTTGTGCGCCCACTGTCGAACCATCACGCCACCCAAACCGGATAGGACCGGTGGGTACCGTTTCCGTTCCAACCGATGCAATATTCGTTCCGTAGGTACATTCTATTCCGTTAATAAATAAATAACACTTTCGAGCTGTCCCCACTGTACCAGCATTTGAATATCGCCATGCCAAATGTGACCACACGTTGTTGGCTAATGCTTCAATAGAGATTGCTGATGCAGCCGTGGTAACAGCCCCAACTCTTCCGGCTATTAACCTAGTATCCCATGAAGAGTTTAGAACTCTATCCCAACTATTGACAGAGATAAAGTTCATATCGTTCTGAAGTGTTGTTGGCTTGACCCATGCAGACCATGTGAACTCCACCCCTTGCACAGTTGCATCGGCGGTTTTCGTTACAACAAAATCATCTACACCATCGAAATAAAGCGAATAACCACCCGCACAACTTGGCACATTCGGCACGTCGGTCGACCATGCATTAACCGTATCCATGCCTGTCAGCACGCCATGGAATCCGCCGACACTATCAAACGCAATTGCTTCGCGAGGACCAGCAGTTGCAGGCAGAGTTGTGGCAGCGGTGGTGGACTCATTACAAACGACGGTATCGATATAAATCAAACCACTCGTGGACCCCGTACCATTAGACAAGGTTAGTGTGGTATGAGTTGCAACAAACGTCATGGAATACTGTGCCCATGCCTCTGTCAAGGCAGCTGTTTCCATGGCAGGATTCGCCAATTTTACCGTACATGTCGCAACGGCAGCGGATCGTTTGGCATAAAACGTTAATACGTAAGTTCTACCAACTGTCAAAACAGTTTCTGTAATCGAAGCAACACTGTTAGACGCATCAATTGTCAGCAAACAGCATCTCGCACCCGCTTGACCCGCACCACCATCAGTTATTGCCGATGTACCCGCAACTGCCTCAACCCAACTTGCAAAAACATCCGCTCCACCTGCACCCAGCGTCTCAAACCCGTTATTCGTCAATAACCCCACACATGTCACCGCACCATCATTCGTACTCTTTGCGTCATACGCAACACCGTATGCCTCGTTAAGATTCCAGTAATGTGTAACTTTATTGGCGAGTCCAGCACTCAACTCCGCATAGTATTTACCATTGCCTTGATTATAGAGTTCGGCAATCTCATCTGCTGTGGGGAGGGTGCCTTGACCATAGGCGAGGCGGGAGATGGAGCCGTTCATCGGGTAATCAGTATTTTGCAGCATTCCGATTTTTGACGCGTACGAGCTATCCGGTGCACACGGCCCAGTTCGCGATGAAATGTCCCCCGCAACAGCGTCGGCAACCCCGTTTTTGTACATCGTAACAGTGGCTGACGCTCGGTTGAAAAGGAATGCAAGATGGACCCACGCACCGGCAGTCATCGCGTTGGCCCAATATTGGGACACAATTGTTATGTGACCTGCTTCGTTGTCATTGAAAAGAAAACCGGCGGCACCTGTCGATAGGTAGACAATCGTGAATCCGGAGCGATTGGTATCATTTCCACCTGTGTTCAGTATCGCTTGATGCGATGTTAACGAAACAGGTTTTACCCAGCACGATACCCAGAAATTCTGCAACGCCGGGTTTGGCTTCGCAGTGAGCGTCAGGTACTCCAAATTCGCAGCCGAGAAAGACCTCGCCCCTGCTGTGCCAACACCCCTATCAGCAGACAACCAAAGTTTAGGATTAGTATCTTGTATATTAAAAAAAGACTTTTGACGATTCTTATAGTCATAGTCTCTAACTCTACTTTGTACTGTTCGCATAGTCATTATACTATTCCTGCATCTAAACCTAAAATACCGGCTATCTTTCCTACGCTCATTTCAAGTCGAGCACCAGAAGCGTCTATATTGGCCAATTTCTTTAACTTTTCAACATCTCTTGCACCAGCAGCATCAACACCACTAGCTTTAGCCGCAGCTTCGGCAGCTTCTCTTGATCCTCTTAAATATGCTCCGGGTCTTACTCTCTCTGAACCACCACCTATGAAATCACCCTCTAATCCTTCATCACCACCCAAGTTTTTATTTTTTAGTGCTTCAACTTTCTTCTTAAATTCATCATATCTATCACCGAGAAGAGCACCACCTACATTACTAAGAGCTTCAAGCATAAGTCTATTATTTTTATCTGCTTGTTCCATCCATAAATCTACATCTCCTCCAGTAAAAAATGCACCAGATGCATATAATAATGAAGCCCAAGATGCTGTTGTATACATTAGAACTTTGAAAGCATCAACTAAAAGCATTACACCGCTGTATATGATCGCAAAAGAAGATATTGCAAGATCAAAATTACCAAATAAATCTCCAGAAATAGCTTTGATACCTACTCTAGTTTCAGCAATTAAATTACTAATTAAAGTAAACGTAACTTCTAAAGGGCCAGAAAGTCCAATTAGAAGATCATTATACACCCCCTTAATAGACTGACCAACATCAAACCAAGCTTTCCTTAATCCAAGTACCTTTCCCATACTAATATCACTAATTACAACCCCCAAAAATTTTGCTCTATTTATTAAAGCATCTAAACCAACCTTTCCTTCTCTAATTAAATTAATCATACCAGCACCACCACGACCGAATATATTTCTAGCTAAATCCATTCTTTCAGCCGAATTTTTTATTTTTTCAAATCCGACTATTAGCATATTAATCTTATCACCAAATGAAGCTTTTACTATGCTATTGGCGGAGATACCTAATCTCTTCAATACTCCTATTTCCTTTTCTCCACCCTCTGCCGCATTAGAAAGAGTTACTAGCATCTTCTGTATGGCAGTGTCAAACTTCTCTGTTTCAATTCCAACAGATTGCACAGCGTATGCAAGACCTGTAAAGGTCTCCATCGAAGATCCTAATTTAGCGGCAGACATTGCTTGACTAAATAATCTATCCATCGATTCTTTAAGATTATCAATAACAGATTTAATGGCAAGCAAACCAATAAGAGGGGCCATTAATCCTTTAGCAAATCCCATTAATCCAACTGATACAGCACTAGAAATTTTACCAAATCCAGAAAGATCCCCTTGAGCTTTCTTTAATCCAGATGAAAATCCAGAAGTCTGAATACCTAAAGCAACTACAAGATTTTCAATCAACGCCATTATTAAGTTCCATGTCTAAATGAGTTGAGAGTTGCTGTTACGTATTCTGGTGTCAAAGGTTCAGAAATACCTAAAAACTCTTCTGCTGATACTGGTGGAGATTCTTTAGATTTCCACATATTATAGTTGATAGAAGTTAATTGAGCTAAAAGAAAATCAGAATGAAATTGACCAAATGGATATAAACTATCATAAGCTTGCCACCATGCTATATCTTGACTGGATAGTTCTTTTAGTAATTTGAAAGGTTTAGAATATCCTAGATGTAAAGCAAGCTTAAAGACAGTCTGAAGTGCTGGACTTCTCTTTATTTTTTTTTAAGAACTTCAACATCCTTTTGTCTAAATCCATTTACCTCACAAGCTTTCTCGAAAATCCTTTCAATAATCAACGCACTTTTATTCATCATGTGAGTAGCAACAGCATCATCTGTTATCATTAGATTTCCAGATTTATCTACCCAAGTTCGTCGAATCAACTCTTTTCTAAATTTTCCAGTTTCCTTTTTAGCATCAGATATTTTAAGATATAAATCTTCAATTTCTGATCGCTCTTTAGCAGACATAACTCTTACATAAATTCTACCACCCCATTCTGGGATATCTAAACTTTCGGACAGTTTATCTTCTACCCCAAAAACATCGGCAATAGTCAAATCTTTAGAATCAATAGTCATTGTGCTCATTCTTTCTTTATCGACGAAATGGAGAACGCTTGAACAACCTCTTAACTACCTCAATTTTTTGAGAACAACCCTTCTCCCCACAGACCCCTCTAGCTGCCTCCCTAACAACAGTTTTGGTCACTACCTTGGTGGTGGCCACCCTTGGCAACCAAATGCCGGACGGTGCCGCTCCGCTAACTAGGGACGGGATTAGAAACAGAGCCACGAACAAGCCTAACCGTAACATAGAAAACCTCCTTAAGTGCTAAAACCAGCAACACCAGATTTATCAATTCGTACAGTTGCAGTCACCAACTCGCCAAAAGGCATCTCTCTGCCAATAGCCCCCACAAACCCTGCAAATGTTTCCAAGATCGTAGTCGTAGGATAAATAATAACAAAAGTTCCTGTAGATCCAGAAGCTAACATTGATGCTAAAGTCTTATGTACTGCATCAGCAGGATCATAAGCAAGATTTAATGTTAGGGAACCGGGATCAACCAACCCACCGGCTTTTCGCATGTAATGATCTGAAGTAGAAAGATCATCCCATACTGTAATATCTACAGGAGTGCAAGCAGCTTCAGAATGAGACATTCCACGAATGCCTGCTACAGTTGTAGAATTAATCTTCAAAGCAAATCCAATACCTACATACTTATTCGACATTTATTTGATCCTTAAGTAGAAGAGTAGAAAACTCTCATTGAGAAAGAAGCTATATCCAATCCGATATCACCACCTGTTCCTTTAGGTTCATAATTATCGTCTTGTGATTCTAAAAGAATACCCTTAACTGTTTGCGAAGAAGAGATACTTCCAAAATGACAATGTACGTCCTTCCATAGCTCATCTGTTAACTTCATAATATCAGATGAAGAATTACTAATTATTTCTAAATCGAATGTATCTGTGATAAAATTATTCTTTGTCCCATCCATATCACATTCTGATTCTTTATTCGATCTTTTCAAAAAAATACGAGGAAATCTATTCGACTGATTTTTAGGTACTTTCCCAACATGAACTCTCCCAGCAATCAATGGAGCGATATCCTTAGCAGCATAAACTGTAGACTTAAAAAAAGTTACTAAAGATTCTTCTATCATTTTGCCAAATCTTTAATTAATTGGAAAACCCGTTTCATCATATCAGCTTGTACACTCTTCCTCATTGCCTTGGCAGGTTTCTTCATAAAATTTCTAGCACGAATTCTAGAAGTTCCCATCTCTACAAATGAACCATAAAATAATTTATAAGTTTTAGGAATTTTCTTCTTTCGACGTTTACCCCTAACCAAGCCCTTAGTTAATGCTTTCTTCCAATCAATTGACCTAACAATTACATTAACACCAATACGAACTCTACTTTTCTTAGACGCTCTAAGCTTAATACTACTTCTCAATAATCCTGTTCTATCTTGAAATGCAGTAGTGCTTTGTACAGCAGAAAGTAGGGGTCTGGCAGATTCTCTAGCAGCTTTTCTAATCACCTCTCTACGATCTTTAATTGAAGCCATATTCTTCAATTTATATTTTAACCGTTGCAGATTAATTATATTAAGAGTAATACCCATTATGAAGATTCACTAGCAAGTATCATATAAAGTTGATGATCCTTTTCATCGATATTTGTTATGTCAACTATATTATATCTCTTACTATTAATGTCCGTTACCCACATAAAATTAGTAACACCAGGTACATACCAAGTCATCAACTCATGGGTAGCAAATCCAAACTCCTGATTTGCTACAATCCTTTCATCACCGGCAAGTTTTCTAAATTCAGCTTTAATTGTAGCAAGGGTAGCTTCGGTAATTGTTTCTCTACCCAATGAATCTAAATCTGTAGAAGCCTTACTATTATATTTAATAGTAAGAAGATGTCTACATTTACCAGGAGTCAACTTAAGGATTGACATGATTAACACTCGACTCTATTTTGTCTAAACTCAATTGAGCTTTACTATGAGATTCTCTAGCTTCTCCCATAAATACCTTAGTCTCTTGTTCTACATCTGATACACTTCTAAGAATCACATTAGATTGTTGTAAAGTTATATCCATCTTTTCTAGTGTGTCTCCAGTTCTTTCCAACAATCGAACATGAGCATTAACTACAGGAGGAACATAACACCATGCAAGATATAAAATAAAACACATGAATAAAGTGGGAATTCCAAGAGTTTGAATAATATTAATTAATTTATCAATAGGAATTCCCAAAACTCTGACAGTCTCATTGTTTTTTTCAACCATAAAATCCATACCCATTTGCTGCTAATAATGATTGTAAACCTAATTCCATTTCTTTACTCACCACCCCAATTAACAACGCACTCCTATTCTCATACCAATGAGATACTAATAGATTAGCTGCAAACTTAATAGTTGGAGGAAGATCGGTAGAACATGTAGAACCACAAGTAAATTCTATCTTTACAGCATCTTCCCTAAGTCTAGTAGCAGGCCACACATCATCAATTAACGGAAACAATCTAGCTCTATTTCCATTACCGGGATCTATTGCTCTATAATCACTTGATGCTAAAGTAGTAGAACTATTAGTTTCATCATAGTATGTTATAGATGAAATACTATTATAAGGTGGAAATGGTAATTCAATTTCACCATATTCGGAACTAGGAAACTTATTCAAATGCAAAGACTTTGTTTGAAGTCTAACAGCAAACCCACCAGGGATGGACCTTTCTATCAATGAACGAGCAACACTAGCAGCACTAGCTAACCATATATCATCATCAGTACCAGTAGATGGTAAGTTTAATTGTTTCTTAAAGTCACTTGTTGGAAACAAAACCGCATCTGTTATAGCAGTAGAATAAGATACATGTTTAGTGAATGCTACTAGTGTTGTCATGTTCAACTAACCCTTATCACCATGCAGTAAAGATGTAACAATTCTACGTTTGACAGTTGGTCTTTCGACATTTGGACTATCAATCGTTTTTGCCAAACCTTTACTAATCATTTTCAATGCTCTTGCCTCAGACAAATCATAAATTGCACCGCACCGCAACACCCCATTAGCCATTACAATAGAATCTAACATTATAATTTGCATATAGTTAATCCTCGTTCATTACTTCACTAGCAATATCACTATATGAATTAGAATGCTTTAGTGTAGAAGAAACAAGTTTAATTCGTTGCCTAGAACTAGGAATTTTCTTTTTCTTCTTTACATCTTCTGCCAATGCCCACTTTGGAGCATTACATTCTTCTGCTTTTCCTGATTCGATATATCTCTTGGCAAATCTACTATCTACCTCTACCACTTTTCCAGGATTGTAAATATACTTTCCATCTTGCCACCAAACCTTAAATTTAACCCAAGACATTCTGTGCTCCAATCGTTAAGTAAGAAAAACCGTTTTAACCCAAGACAAATCCTCTAACGCACCTTGAAACATAAACTTCTGTTTTTCCATTTCTGCAAAAACCAAAGCTTGTTGTTGTAAATTAGTTTGTAAAATTTGCTCCCTCTCCTCTGGTTTATATTCTCCATTTGATCTTTTATAAACCTCAATCTCTTGCAATGCACCTTCAAACATATTCTTTAGATAAGAAGCCTTCATCGCCTCTTGATTTGCACCAGCTTGCTTCTGCTTTAATGTAGCTTCCCTAGTGCGAACTTCCACATACCCATCATCACTATGTGTTTCATAACCATAAAGCCTATGAGATTTACATAGAGAAGATTCAGGAGGAATTGTTATATTAATTCCCTTA